GATCTAACAAACCTCTGAAGGAAAACTCACCCTCTTCATACAGAGGATGCGCTGTTACCTTAGCTACCTCTGCCATGTTCTCAGACTTACCATCGACCATTGCTTGACCGAACGCACTGTCAGAAAACCCGAATGCTTCTGCAACGGACTGACCGCCACGATACAAAAGCGCCTGACCTAAATCTACACCTGCTCCTATTTGGCTTCCAAAATCATCTGGTTGTTGGCTTAAGTGCTGATCATATTGCTGATCAGAAGCCGTCCATAAAGAATCAAAGTTGATAGTCTCTGTCATTATTTAGCTAACCTCTGGGCTACTACTTTTCTAGCTTCTAGGTATGCTTCCCCTACATCTGTAGTGCTTAACTCACCGCCTGATGAGAACCAGTTATCTCCTTGCTTAGCCATTTCATCCGCAATCGCTTTCTTAGTTGCTGCGGGATAGCTTACAAAATTGGTATCTACTCCATGTACTAACCTTGAAAGTTCTGTGAGGTTATCTCCTTCAAATCCAGCACCTGCCATGAAGGAACTAATATCATTTATCTTAGGACCATAGTTCTCAAACGGATTAGGGATACCAGCAGCTCTAGCTTGCTGTGCCCTTAGAAGAAGAAGCGCATCTTTGTACTGCTTGTCCTGAATAGCTTTAGCTTGCCCAGATCTTGATGCAATACCAGCTTGTAAGCCACTACCTAGACGAGACAGAGTATTAGCTCCTCTCTGTCCTGAACTTGCCAACATAGCAGCACCCATTGCCATCAAATCAACACGATCATTAATAGCATCAAACCAGTTCTGCTTATCTTCAGCACCTTCCGGAGAAGTACCGTCACCTTCCTCTGGAATGGTAACAGTTGCATCTGTATTAATCTCCTTGGGTAACTCTGTAGTGGGGACAATTGGAGCATTAGGGTTATCAATTCTTTTTTGAACTTCAGTAGCATCCTCACCTAAATCTTCTAATAGTTTCTTTCTGTCTTCATCAAACTTAATAGATTTATTTCCTTGCCTCTTAACACCTCTATCTAATCTATCCTGAAGCTCTTGAACAACATCAAGCTTACGCTGCCCAGCTGGAGCAGTTATAGTCCCTTTCTTTAACTCATCTATAATATCTGATTTATCTTTGTTAATACTTTCTTGAAATTTAATCTGGTTCTCTGTAATATCTGCATCTCTTATGTCTTGAACACCTGAAGAACCACCTACAACATAGCTAGGCGCTCTTCCTTTCAGTAAAGGAAGTAAATTTGACAATACTAGCCCTTGTTCTGCTGTAGTTCCTTTTGTGTTCTCAGCAGTACGTCCACCACCATTAAAAAGACCGCCTATTGTATCAGCTGCGTTAAGCATAGATTGGTTCTGGTTTTGAATCCGAGCGTTTCTATTCCCTGTTGCTGGCGCTCTTAGATTAGATAGATAACTTACAGCATCTGACACTCCTCCTACCCCTTTACCTATTAAGGCAAATGGATTCGTAGAAGAGCTAAGTATCTCTCTAGCTGATCTTTGATCTGTAGCATACCTAGAAGATGGGGCAGTAGAGTCTACATCAAACTCAGCACCTACAGGTACGTTTTGAGCTATAGCAGTAGGTAAAGTATAGTTAGGCGATACAGCTCCTCTCAAAACTGTATTTAACATCTCTGGAGTAGCCCCTAGTTGTAGAGCCTGCTCAAGAAGCGTTGCTTGTTTTTTATCAAGCTCTGCTATTCTAGGATCAAACATTGGAATTGCCATTATATACCTCCTTGATTAAACATACCCGTTGGCTGCTGTGCCTGCTGAGCTGCTTGTTGTATCTGCTGTTGTTGCTGACTCACTATTAATGATTGTAGGAGATCAGCTTCTCTGTTACGTCTAGGATGTAACTCTACGTTACTCCATTCTTCTGGATCACGTAACAAAGCAATAGCCTGAAGAAGGTCACCTTTAATAACAGCCTTCATGGTCTTGTACTTTAAAGCACCAGTGCCATAGTTATGTAACAAAGAAAGCGCAACCGCCTGCTGCTGTATACTAATAGAATCAAACTTAGGATATGCTTTACGGAGTTGCTGCTTAGACTTCTCAATATGTCTACGAGTAATATTCATAGCTACTTCAGCGGGGATGTTGAAGTGTCCAATCTCTTTCTCAACTGCTAATGCTTCGCTACCTTTCTTACCTACATAAGGAAGCAGAGCATACTCTACGTCTTGAGGTAACCCTAAAGCTTTAAACTCTTTTAGACCCATCTGCCCAATGTCAATACCACCACCAAAGGTAAGTCCAGACCTACCGATGACGATGCCATTCTTCTTTGGAAGATATGTTCTAGTTTTAAAACCTTCTTGCTCCAGTAAGAACTGAAGTACTGCATCATTTTTATCCATATTAATTTAGCCTTGTCCGCCGAACATACTTGTTAGAACTGTACCGCTATCCGCCCCGGGCATAGACATACCTCCGATAGCAAGACCAATACCCAGCAAATCACCAAATGGATCGCTAGAGGTTGACTCAGTAGTAGTCTGATTAGCTTCAGCCATTAACGGATTAGAACCTAAGAACTGATAGAACTGTTGGAGGTTTGTAAGTTCTGCATTACGTCCTGCATCAAACTGTTGAATCTCATCAAGCAAATTAGCCTGCGCTCTCTGACCACGCTGCTCTCCAATTCTACCCATAATGTTAGAGCCTCGCTCACCAGTCTGAAGCATCATAGGCATTAAACCCTGAGCCTGAAGACCTAGCTGCTGTTGATCCAGAGCTGCACGTGTTAGCGCCTGCTGCGTGTTACGACTAACTTCACCACCAAGTAAGCCGAGACCTTCCTGTCCCTCACTGCCGCCATACTGACCTGCTGCTGACGCTTGTTGCATCAGAGGCACAGCACCACGCTCTAATGATACGTTAGCTTGATCTAAGATACTTTCCATCTGACGCTGAAACAAAGGATTGTTCTCAAGGTCACCAGCATTCAAGTAGTTTTGAAAGTTAGCTTGTGAGCTGCTAATAAGATCAGATAGGCTACCACCTTGACCATACTGAGCAAGTAGGCTCTCTTGTGCCTGACGAAGTAAGGGGTCTTCTTCGGCAAGACGAGTACCTTGATAAATACCTTCTGTACCTTGGTTGTATAAGTTTTCAGCCCCTTCTAATCCAACTAAACTACTTGCGCGTAGCTCGTCACTGATTCTGCTTTCTGTTTCTGTAGTTGTTTCCCCGCCACCCATGTTATAACTCCTTAATCATTAATACTGTTTTACAAGAATAGTCAGGCAACAACTTAAGCCATCCCTTCCTACCTCGTATCTCTATACCTTCTAAACCTTTTGACTTAGCCCAGTCTTCAATGGTAGATATATTATGCACCCACTTTTGAATCTCTGTACCACCTAACAAATGTATAAGTAGTCGTTTAGTAGTGGGGTATGTAACTGAATTCGTTACAACAATACCAACTACCTCTTCTTCATTACATTTAACAAGCCACAACTGACTGTTACCTTTGAATATATTTTCCATCACACTTTCTTCTGTAACTTCTGTTGCCTTTACTAGTACCTTGTGTAGATACTTCTTTATAACCTGTCGATGTAATTCAATCTCGTCGAGACTTACTACTCGTTTTACATTATACGTCAATGGATTTACCTGTTACGTTTACATCTAATGTATCAAATGTTACATCAGTTGTGCCTGATGCTAGTGACATCTTAAGTGTGAGAACCTGACCTGCACTTACTGTACCATTAGAACTAAAGCTAATAGGTAAGTACTGCGATCCGCTAAAGTCTATAGTATGTTGTGTACCTGATATTAAAGTACCATTAAGGTACAGTCCAATAATAGCAGCAGAGCTACCGCCACCGTGTCGTTTAACATTAGCACTGAATGTTAATGTATACTTACTGTCAGACAGGAAAGTAATAGTACCTGCTGAGTGACTAGCCGTCATGCCTTCTTCGTCTACACGTACAGTGTCATACGCTGTGATAATAGTAGGAGTAGTGGTAAGCGCCATAGTAGCACCTGATGTAGCTAAGAACATACCTGTCGCATGCACCTCACTAATTCCACCTATGAACCTAGCTATTCTCTGTAGCTCGTTCTGTACATATACAGGCATACCATTGATATCCTGCGGAGGCGGCAGTGGTACGTATTCAAATCTCATTGCCGTCCCTCATAGCTATACTCAACGGTGTAACCTGTAAGCGACCACTGACTAACACTAGCTGACTCAAATCTAACTCCAATGTAACGACCACTCTGACGGAAGTTAACCTTGTAGTCTTGATCTATAACAAATGGCTGAGGCTGTGACCATGAAATACCTGAACCTTGTTGCTGCTCAGTGCCTACGTATACGTTGACTGTACCTTCTCCCACAATATGAGGAGTAATAGAATTAATATACTTGTGTCCTTGGTCATCACCGAAATCAATACCAATTCGTTCTGCATAAGAAGAGTAATCAGTACCATTAATAGTAAGACCTGTATTGCCTTTATAGAATAAAGAGTTATCATAGTTTACAAAGAATAGACTTTTTGTTGCTGGGTTAAATCTGTTTTCTCCCCAGCTAGTCGTATCAGTATTCCAACCTTGATCGTCAGTTTCCCATGTATAGCTATCATCAGGAGAGTCTGCAATAACACCAGTAGCTATGTAAGAGATGTTAACTAAGTCACGCTGTGACCAGTCATCTACTTCCCAGTTCCATACTAATGCCTTGTTAGCTCTACCATCCGTACTGGCTACTGTTGGAAAGTAAACCCAAATCTCTTTGTTAGGTACATCTGCAACACACTTAACTTTGTCTACATGTGCTGAGTTAACCTGAGTGTAGAAAGATCTAGCCATCTTGTTAGCAATCACAGACTTCTTAGAAGTACCATCATGCACATAGATGTCACTGACACCTACAACAAAGTGCTTACCATTAAACTCAGTAACACAGTCACGAGACAGAATACCTGTATCATCGCTAAATACTTTCCTAAACGAAAAGATAAAGTTACCACCTATGAACTGCATAGCCCACACTGCGTCACTTTTGTAAATAAAGAATGTATCGTTAAGCGCAAGCCCATCAATACAACGACCAGCTGTGTCAGGTAGG